CTCCCATTGTATTGATCCGCCGCGCCGCGCACCACTGCTATATGCCCTGTTGAGCAGCGTACAGGCTACCATAGCTGTCTCTAACGCTTCCTTTTCTGCCTTGTTCATCGCCATTGGTATATCATCCTTTCGTTTCCGCCTCGAAGTGCATTGTTGCAGATTCGAGCACGGCATAAAATTCTATCCCTTCCTGCTTGCACAGGTGCAGCAGGTCCGCGATAAGGTCCACGATCTCGTCCCGGTAGTCGTCTAAGTCTTCTCGTTTCGCTTCCCTGTAGCCCAACAATGCGGCTTTCGCCCATTCCGTTCGTGTCTCTATGCTGATATCGTCGTCAATCCCGTCGTTTGCCATAATCCACACCTCCTTTTGATTTAACTCCTTGCCGATTGACAGGACGTTCTATCCTGTCTCACGGTAAAGCGTTAATTCTGGTTCTGTGCTCTGAGTCCGCGCCGGACAGTGTAAGCCGATACCCCGGCGATGCCGCACCAGATATCAAGGTCATCGCAAGACAAAAATCGACGGGCTGATTCTCGTATCGTTTCAGCCTCTTCTTTCCCTCCGCACATAGTAGGCTTTTTCAGGTCATTGACAGCCTGTTCTATCACGGCACAGGCCAAAGCGGTGATGGGGTCGCCTATTGGATTCATGCGGCCACCTCCCGAGTGATGTCCAGATGCGCATAGACTTCCTCGGGCGTGGTTTCCTTGACGCCCAACAAGCGGACACAGGTGCCGGTAACGACAAACGTGATGTCAATAACATCCTCGTTTTTTTCGATTGCGCAATCCTCGCCCTTGCGGACTGATTGCAGGTATGCCATGATCTTGCTGCTTGCATCCTGTACGCTGTCCGCCGTGCATGTCGATGATATGGCCGGTACAATGTCCATGTCTGAACTGTCTCCGAAAATCTGATACTCGAATAGATACAACGGCATTATTATTCACCTCCTTTCGCGTTATGAAGTACCTCGTGTGCCTTGTCCCATGCGATGAAGTTTTTAGCGCCGGTCATGACGGTAAATTTTCTCCCGCCAAGCTGTTCAAGGATCGTTTTGGCTATTTCCGTGCTCATGATGCCACCTCCTGCAAACCCGAATGAGATAAGACGATAGGGGGGGAATAAGCATCACGTTCATATTCTGGTAGTCGCGTGTTTAGCAGCGCTTCGCGGTGTCCGTTTTGCATTTTCACCATTCCGTATGAATAGAACCATGCCCAAGGGTCCATTTTGCACAGGTTGCGCAAGGAGCCGCATTTGACGGGGTTTCCGCCGTCTTCCGGCGCCCGGTATGCCCATTGTCTGCAAGCGGCCTCAGTGTTGAACGGACCAAGCAGCAGGGCAGTGCGGCCAGCGTCTATCACGGACACATACCAGCACGGATCATCAGTCCAGTTTCCTCGTTTCATGCTTTCACCTCCTCGGGATTGTCAAGACAGCCGCAAGAAATAATTTGTCCGCCACACTTCGGACACCTCTCTATGTCACAGCCCGGATGATGAAATGCGCCGGGAACGACATTACAGTCATGGCACCGGCTTTTTCCGTCTTCTGGAGTGTGTGCCAGTGCGAGGAGAGAGGAACCGTCGTGGTATTCGATGGTGTTCTCCAAGCAGGTACTCGCGGACAACATGTTTTCGTTACATTCTTTACAAATAGCCATTTTTATATCTCCTTTCAATAAGTTATAGGCTCTCTACAAAATTCCCAAATGAGGAAATGCTGTAGATAACACATACAGGATTATCACGTAACGCAGTAGGTGTTATGCGTGTCGTGGGTGCTGATCCTGATTCATACTACAGAATTGATTCTGCGAGCATCGCTTTACGCTTACGCAACCGACCGCCGGTGTTCGTGCTCTGGCGGGGTTTTATCAGGCCCCCACGTCGTTCGCCTATTTCACGCCTGCTATTCGATTTGTCAGGATGGACAATCAAAAATGTGAATTATGATGAAAGAACTTGAACCGGCGAAAGTTCAGTTGTTTAATGCCTGTCTAACTCGCCTTGAAGGAATCGTATCACAATAGTATACCATTTGTCAAGAATTATTTATACCTTTCGTAAAAAAATGAGACAAACGGAAATGAGTGTGGTAAAAATGACACAGGGGGGAGGATTAGGTCGCTCTTTGCAGGCGGTTTTCCCCCCCTTCGCCCTAGTCAAAGAATTTCCTTGCATTTGCAAAGGCTTATTGATATAGTTTGCGCCAGATGGGGTAACTCATCCCACTTCCTCCTTTTTATTTGCCCTGTCGATCTCGCTCAGGATCGATGGGGCGCTCTGGGGTTTTACGAGGACGGCCACCAAGCGCACCGTTAATTCGAGAGGCAGCAGATTTTCTTTTTGATTTGATTGAACCGAGGGCAGCAGCGGCAACAGCCGGATCGTATCCGGGATTAGAGATGCCGTTTGACATCCCGATATGCGGCGGCAAACCAGCAGCAGCCATACGTTTATTAACCTCGATGTGATATTTATGCAGGAGAGAATAGTAATCATGCCCGTCTATAGCATCAAATATTTTGTCCGACGATTTCATGTGATGCTCACTCTCACGACCCGAATGATGCGCCGCAGCGCGGGCGTGAGAGTTGGCAATTCTGGTTCTCTCCGAGAGGTCGGAATACGCGGATTGGATCGCGTCTCTCATTGGTTTCAGATCGGTCAGAATTTCCGCTATGCGTTTTCGTTGTCCCTGTGTACGTTCCATGGTTTTCTCCTGGGAAGCATTGCCCGGTTTACCCGCCGGGTTCGGGAGATTGTTTTAGATCGAGGTTCCTGCGAGGATCATTGCCCGTCCAGCCAGTTCATCGGCTGTCATCTGGAACGATTGATCGGTCATGGGGTTGACGCGGTGTGTGGCGGTATAGGCTACGTAATACCGATTTTCTGGCATTTGTTTTTTGAGTTCGTTTACGGCGTTGATAGCATCGGATTCAACGGCAAACATTTGATGGAAAATCGGATTGCTCCAATTCGTGTTCATGATTGCTACTACGTATCCTGTGGGTTTCATGGCGTCCTCCGTGTGGTTTGATTTGTGTTTCATCGTTAGTACAATAATAACCTAACGCTGGGTATTTGTCAAGGGTAAAATAAAATATATTTTCGAGTTGCAATAGTTTGCGCCAGATGGGGTAACTCATCCCCACCAAACGCCACGGAGCTCCGAATGCCTGATGAAACGCCAAAAGAAGATGCTCAGGATTCGATTACAGCCCTTCCCGTCGATGAGTCCATATCCCAGCACCTCCCAAAACATGCCCGAATAAAAGGCAGAGGGCGAAAATACGTTTTATCAATACCTGCCGTCGTTGATGCCCTGATCCAGGGTCATCACACTCAGAACCAAGCGTCTCGTATTCTCGGTGTCACCGCTGCGTCGATAGGCAAGTTTATGAAGAAGCATTGTATCGACAAGTTCGGGAACGTGAATGGTAAAAGGTTTAGGCCGATTAAGATTGCAGGGCGATCACTAGCTCAACTGCGTCAGGATGAGCATGATGCCACGATGCGCAGGGCAGCAGAACGTGACATCAGTGGCAAAGCGATGGGAATGGAAAACCAAAAAGACCCCCCCCATACACCCGATCCGAAAGCGAACGCCACCCCCCCTCCCCCCTCCAATCTTGTTACCGAGGACATTTCAAGTATCTGCCGGTACATGTTGGAGAAAGAGGTTGGACTATTGGCCGCGTGTCGTGAATTGGGTCATAAACCGACGCAGGTACATTTGTTCCTGGCGAAGAAGGGAAATGAGGCGATCAGGGAGGAATACTATGCGATTCGTGCGGCGCTTGTGGATATGTCTGTGGATAAGATGGACGAGGTTGCCGATGATTGTACGGCGATAAATTACAATGCTCAGAGAGTGCGGTTGCTGGCAATGCAGTGGAAGGCCCAGGCATTGCGGTCGGATTTGTATGGCGGGTTCAAGAAGGACAAGGATCGGATACCTCCGGGGTCTGAGAGATCCCTGACTGATGAGGAGTTGGACAGGAAGATCAATCAGCGGTTGGCTGCTTTGGATGCGATAGAAGGGCGAACCCCGAGGACAAGAACCAAGGCAGTGACTGAGGCTCCTGCTTCGCAGATATCCGGGTTGGAGACTGAGGAGGGGATAAATGATGAGTGATACGGGAGATTTGGCGAAGATGAAGGAAGACCGCGGACTGCCGGCGTTGTTTGTACCGACGGGGTTGTATGGGATCCCGCCTCAGTGGGCCGAGACGTACTTCGAGTTGTTCGATCAGGTCGGTGTATGTCTGGTATGGGGGCATGCGTGAGCAAGGAGAAGGTCAGGATTGATACCCGATGCGAGTGGTTCAAGTTCCATCACTGCCTTGCGACGATGGCGGAAAATCATTCTAAGTTGGTTAAGTTCTGTGACCAGGACGCGGATTATTGTGCGAAGAAGTCTGGCAAGAAGGTGTTCCACGTGGAACATTCTTGACGGTTTGTAAAGGATTCCATGACAGTACGTCTTTCAGATAAGGATACGGCCGGGATGAGTCCGGCACAAGTCCGGGAGTTGAAGCGGGAACTGGAGGCGCTTCTTTCGGAGAAGGAGAACCGGGCGAAGTACCGTCAGTTCTTTTACACCTTCCCGGAGAGGGGTCCGTTCCGGCGCGAGTTGTACCGGAAACACATGAAATTCATGATGGCCGGCGCGGATTACCGGCAACGGTTGGCTTTGTGGGGTAACCGTATCGGGAAGACCCGCATGGCGGCGTATGAGAATACCTGTCACCTGACCGGGAAGTACCCTCCATGGTGGGAGGGGCATCGGTTCTATCGGCCGGTTGATATCTGGATGGTCGGCAATACCTCGATCTCTACCCGGGACATCTTGCAGAAAGAGATGTGCGGCGATCCGGCTTTGTTGCCGAGTTCGCTGGGTACCGGGATGATCCCGCTCGAATTCATCAAGAACAATCCGACCAAGAAACAGGGTGTCCCGAACGCCCTGGAAACGATCGTGGTGAAACACTTCGATGAGAATGGGGATTATGACGGCGATTCTGTCGTCACGTTCAAGTCATATGAGCAGGGCCGGAAGTCGTTCGAGGGTACCAAAAAAGACTTGATCGGACTCGATGAAGAACCGCCGATGGACATTCATACTGAATGCCTTCTTCGTACCATGACGACCGGCGGGTTGCTGGTCCTGACTTTCACCCCACTTCAGGGATTGACCGACGTTGTGCTCATGTACCTGCCGGGGGGCAAGATACCATCCGGACAGACCGAACTGAAGGGTTCGGTGTATGTCTCGATGGCGACCTGGGATGATGCACCGCATCTGACAAAGAAAATGCAGGATGATCTGTGGGCGTCGATACCTCCGTTCCAGCGTGACGCTCGAAAGAAGGGTATCCCACAACTCGGGAGCGGGGCAATCTACCCGGTATCCGATGAATTGCTTGAGGTGGACCCATTCGAGATTCCCCCGCATTGGAAACGGGCGTATGCCCTCGACGTTGGTTGGAATAAGACCGGAGCACTATGGGGCGCCCTGGACCCGGAGTCGGATATTCTCTACGTTTACTCGGAGCATTATCTCGGGGAGGCGCAGCCGGCTATTCATGCTGCGGCGATCAATGCCCGGGGGAAGTGGATCCCCGGCGTGATCGACCCAGCCGCGCGTGGCCGCTCTCAGGTAGACGGCGAACAACTCATACAGACGTACCGGGACTTAGGGATGAATATTATTCCCGCGGACAATGCGGTAGAGGCCGGACTGTATGCCGTATGGTCTCGCATGTCAACCGGAAGATTGCGGGTGTTCAAATCACTGTCGCATTTTTGGGATGAAAAGCGCATCTATCGCCGTAATGAAAAGGGTGCGGTAGTCAAGGAATTCGATCATCTCATGGACCCGCTTAGATATCTCGTTATGACCGGGGTGAATGTCGCTTGTCAGAAACCACCGAGCGATATGATTTCCGAAGCCGGTAGGAGACTCAAATTAGTGGGAATGACTCGCCGTACAAGCGCAATGAGCGCGTAACAGGAGGAGTAGGATGGCGGACAACACCGATTTATCAAGCGAAAACCCCAACATGGCCCTGGCCGGTGATACCCTGAGCGGAGAAATCAAGGATGAACGGGTTATTGCCGCGCATGAATGGGCAATCTATGAGGATGCCCGGGACCGAGGGCATCGTGATTATATCATCGAAGCCCGGAAATGCCAGCGGTTCCGATGGGGCGGCGGTCGGCAGTGGGATGAAAATGATCGGATGGAGCTCGAAGCCGCGCGTCGTCCGGTGATCGAAGTCAATACCATCTTTCCCGCGATCAATGATGTGAACGGGGAACAGATCTCGACCCGTATGGACATCTCGTACCGGCCGAAGAAAAGCGGGGCGTCTCCTGAGACAGCCGACGCGCTCAAGAAATTCGCGCTTCATGTCCGGGATGACAACAACTATCCGTACAAGGAATCCACCGTTTTCGAGGACGGCATTGTCAAGCGCCGCGGGTTCTTCGAGATCAAGATGCGGTTCGATGAAAACCTGTTCGGAGAAATCGATATCAGGGACAAAGATCCGTTCGATATCATTCCGGACCCGGATGGTCAGGAATACGATCCGAAGTCCTGGCGCTACGTAGGCGAAACGAAATGGATGTCCCTTGACGATATCGAAACTGAATTCGGCCGGGATGCCCGTCTCAAGGTGGAAGGCCGGATCATGGATCCCGGGTTCGGTCAGGATTCGGTAGCTTCGAGTGATGGTGAAGGCCGGGACAGTTTCGGCAAACAATCCATGGCGCATCGGTATTATGACGCTACCATGGTATCCGAACATGGACAGAAGAGTGTTCGGGTTTTCTCCCGTCAGTTTTATCAACTCACCTCGCAGTGGCATTATTTCAATCCAACCACCGGGGATATCCGACCGGTGGAAGACAACAAGACCCAGGACGCGGCGCGTCTATTCGCACAGCAGAATGGCTGGACCCTCGCCCGAATACCCCGCAAGCGTATCCGCTGGCGCGTGTCGTTCCGTGATGGTCTTCTGCATGATGAATGGAGTCCGTACAGCACCTATACAATCATCCCGTACTTTCCGTACTTCGATCGCGGTATCACCGTCGGGCTCGTTGACAATGCGATTTCTCCCCAGGAACTTCTGAACAAGTCACTATCCTCTACGCTTCATATCGTGAACTCGACGGCGAACTCAGGCTGGCTCGTTCCGAAAGATGTCCTCACGAACATCGCCACAGGCGACTTGACCGATGTCGGAATGAAGACCGGCCTCGTGATTGAATATGACCCGAACAAGGCCGGCGGTGCTAAACCTGAGAAGATCAAGCCAAACGAAGTACCACAAGGTACCGACCGACTTATCGATCGGGCTCAGACCTATGTCGATATCGTGACCGGACGGGCGTCGACCGAGAGGGCGATGGAGGCCGGCGATTCTTCCGGTACCGCGATCGGCAAGAAGATGTTCCAGGCGAAACTTCAAATCGCCAAGCCGCTTGACAATCTTCAGCTCACTCGCAATCTGGTCGCCCGGAAATTTCTAGAATTGCTCCAACAGTATTATACGGCGGAGCGGACCATTCAGATCACACAGCCGAATGATGACGGAACCATGAACCATGTGCCTTATACGGCGAATCAGGTGACTCCGGAAGGACGTATTGTCAATGATTTGACTCTCGGGGAATATGAGATCGTAACCGAATCCGTCCCGACTCAGGCCACGTTCGATCAGAACCAGTTCACTCAGGCTCTCGAGATGAAACGCCTGAATGTCAGTATCCCGGATATGTATGTTCTGAAATATTCGACCCTTGCGGACAAGAACGATATTATCAAGGCCATTTCAGAACAGAAACCTGATCCGATGATCGAGGCGAAGATCAAGGAGATCGTAGCGAAAACGCTCCTCCTGCAATCCCAGGCAAAGGAATCAGACTCGAAGGGTACGGTCGCCGCGGTCCAGGCACAGTTCTCCGCGGTCCAGAGTGCTCAACTCATCGCCACTATGCCGCAGATCGCCAACCTTGCCGACCAACTTCTGTTGAGCGCCGGGTTCACCGACCATGACGCGGCGCCGATCGTTCCCACTCCTTCCGGACCCGTTGCAGTCCCGGCACCGGTCGTTGCAAGGAACAACAACCCGGGGTATCCTCCGGTTCCTGCCTTGGCGGATTCAGGTTCAATGACGGGGATTGAGGGTGGAACAGCATAATTTTCTTGACAAAAGTTGTTTTTTATTATATTCATCTGTAAAAGGTTCTTGACAAAAGGTAAACAGACCTGATCCCTGGGTTTTCAGGGAAATTATTCAACTCGTGAGGAGCATACGAAAATGCCCGGTGAAATGACAGACAAGGAAAAAGAAGAACAGGAACGGATGGAGGCGGAAGAGAAGGCACAGGCAGAACAGGCCGCAAAGGAAAAGGCCACGAAGGAGCAGGAAGACCGAGGGGATGAATTTTCTCCTACGGTGGAAGACAAGGAGCTCGATGCCGCGGCACTCACCAAGATAGCAGTCGAAGACGATGACGATGCCAAGAAGAAAGCCTATGCGGATACGGCGGCAGCAGAGGCAAAAAAGAAGGAAGACGACGCCAAGCAGGATGAGGATCTTACAGGCGTCGATGAAATTGATAAGAGAATCAAGATCCCGAAGTATCGTTTAGACCGGGAAGTCGAGAAACGTCAGAAGGTTGAAGAAGAAAATGCCCGGCTGAAAGCCTACCTCGAGGCTGTAAATAAAAGCCCGACTCCGGCGGCCAAGGACGACAAGCCCAAGGAAGAGGTAAAACCCTACGATTTCGAGGATGCCGAAAAGCGGTATGCCGATGCCTTGATCGAAGGCGACAAGGATGCGGCGGCCAAGATACGCACCGAGATCAGGAATGCGGAAGAAAAGACGAGAGAGACAAAGGACGGCGAGAAAAACGCCGAGATTGCTACCCGTCAGGCTCTCGAGAACGAGGCAGCCGCAATCGCCACGAAGATGTTCAAGGAATATCCGTTCTTTGACTCGACCGCTGCGAATCATAGCAAGCAGGCGCTGAAAGTTTTTCTCGCGGTTCGTAACGAAGCATTTAGGACGGGAGTGCCTTTCCCCCAGGCTGTTCAGCAGGCGTTCGATGAAGTGGGACCAGCATACGCGCATCTTATGGGAAAATCGGAAGATCAGGGCAAAACGCCCGAGGAGTTGGCGGCCGATAAGGAAAAGGCGAATGCGATCAAGGAAAAGCGCGCAACGGAAGAGAAGGCCAAAGCCGCGGATGCTTCCGGTAAACAGCCGGCCAATCTGAAAGGTTCTACCCCGGTTTCCGGAAAGAAGATCGAGGTCAAGGATCTTACCGACGAACAGTACGACAGTCTCCCGGCGGCAGAGAAGGCGAGACTTCGCGGGGATAACGTATGAAGATCATTCCCAAAAAAGAGGAATTGGACTTCAACAAGTATCCCGACGGGGTTCCTCCTCAAAGGAAACTCGTAATTAAGACCGATGTCAACAACGGTCTGCATAAAATTGAAGCACCCGGTCCATTCGTCCCGCCTGTCGGGATGCTCGTTGATCTGGCCGGGTTCAGATACAGGATTCAGGCACACAGGACAAACAAGGGAGAAATTACACTCCGAGCCATTGGCAATGCCTCAAAACTGAAACGGTTCCCGCTGCATCAGGCGATACTGATGAGGTTTCAGGATTTGAAGTCGCGTTGGTTCGGCAAGGATGAAGTCACAGAGACATCGGAAACAGTATCACCCGCGGATCTCGCACCGCCCGATTTTGTCGGTACGGATCCCATCAGGTAGACAGTAGAACCAAGTAACAAGTTCCGCAATACTCTTCGGCGCCATCCGATATTGGTCGTGGGAATCTCCCATGTAAGGGTTAGCGGTTCATCGCGGGGCGGCGAAAAGCCCGACAGGAAGTCAGGAAGAAATACGCGATCAACCAACTTACTTAAAGGAGAAATACCATGGCTTTAACAAACTTTGGCGCCCTCCAGGCCAATCAGAAAATGGTCTGGTCCCGGGATACCTGGAAGCAGGCCCGTGAAAATTCGTTTATCATGCAGAAGTTCGTAGGAACCGGCGAGAACAACGCAATTCAGAAGATCACGGAATTGACCAAGACGGAAAAGGGCGATCGTTGCATTATTACGCTCGTCGCGGAACTCACGGGCGACGGCGGCACCGGCGACAACAAGCGTGAAGGCAATGAAGAGGCGATGAAGCAGTACGATGAGGAAATCACCATCGACCTCATTTTCCACTCCGCCCGCAACGAAGGTAAACTTGCCGAACAGAAGTCCGTCGTGCGCTTCCGGGACAACGCCCGGGAAAAGCTCGGCAACTGGCTTGCAAACCGTATCGATCAGCTTGCGTTCCTGACGCTATCGGGCATCTCCTATTCGTACAACTGCGATGGGTCCTCCCGGACGAACAGCAACTTCCCGAACCTTTCCTTTGCAGCGGACGTTACCGCGCCCAGCACGAACCGTCATCGTCGGTGGGATGGTGTAAACGGTGTCCTCCTGGCCGGCAACACGGCGACCATGCTGGCAACTGATGTCATGTCCTACAAGGCAATCACGGCAATGATGGCATTTGCCAAGGATCATTACATCAAGCCTCTCATGGCAGGTGGGAAAGAATACTACATCATCCTCATGAAGCCGGGTTCCTTGATGCAACTCAAGAACGACGCCGATTACAAGAACTCAGTAGTCCAGGGTCTTCCTCGTGATCTCAAGAACCCGTTCTTTACCGGCGCTACGGTCACGGTAGATGGTGCGATACTGCATGAGCATCGTCTGGTGTACTCGACGAACGGTATTAGTTCCGGTTCAAAATGGGGCGCGGCTGGCACGGTAAACGGTACCAGGGTTCTTCTCCTCGGTCAGCAGGCGATGGGCCTTGCAGACCTCGGCGCTCCTGAGTGGGTGGAAAAGGGCTTCGAGTATGATAGTCAGCAGGGTATCAACGTCGACAAGATGTTCGGCCTTCTCAAACCTCGATTTTACTCAAACTATGACAAGTCGGTCGAGGACTTTGGCGTTCTGGCGGTCGATTTCGGGTTGCCTCAGTACTAAATAACCAACGGACAGGCGCAAGGCTTTATGGGGTCGGCAATAACGCCGGCCCCTGTCCGATCACCATTTAACCAAGGAGAATTACCATGGCAATTACGAAAGACAACAGCAGACAGACGCCTGCGGTCGCCATCGTCGATTTTACGTTCGCTGATTTTGTGAGCGGAACGATTCAGGCCGCGGTTGACATCCCGCAGGATGCGGTATTAATCGGTGGTGATCTCATCATCGACACCGTGTTCAATTCGGGTGGAAACGATACCCTCACAGTGGGAGACGTTACTGTCACGGATCGATATAAGGCAGGTATCAACGGTCAGTCCCTCGGTCGCACGGCACTCGTTCCGACCGGGTTCGCCACCACGAACACGCAGAAGTACATCGGCGTCAAGTGGACCGGCACAAGCACGGCACCGACTACGGGTGCCGGTCGCCTGATTGTCGAGTACATTCAGAACGGTCGCGCTGACTTCAGCCAGCGGTAAGGGGGATCAATGTCGATAACCAAGAAAGCCGGCAGGCGCGAACCGTCTGCCGCAATTCAGAGTTTCACGTTCGCAAACATGGTCACGGCGACCGGGGAAGACTCAGTAATCATGCCGGAAAACTCCGTTCTTGCCAACGGCCTTTTTGTGCTCGATACGTTGTTCAACTCGGCCACGTCTGATGCTTTTGTGATCGGTGATGCCGGAGAGCCTGATCGCTATGGTACCGTACTGGCATCCCAGGCGTTTACCGCAGCGAATACCGATCTTCTCACTACGACGGACGACTTTGCCGCGGTGAGGGCGGTCCAGGTTGCTTCCACACCGGCAGCGCCGGGCGGTCTTGTCAGTGGAACAACGTACTACGCAATAAATATCGACTCGACGCATATCAAACTCTCAGCTACCCTGAGCGGCGCCGCAATCGATATCACGAGCGCGGGTACGGGCAACTTCACGCTCAAGGATGTATCCACGGTACCCACATTCACGGATGAGACATTCATCAATACAGCAATCACGCCAACCGGCGGAACAGCAGATCAGATCCTTGTTGGACAGGACATCACCACGAACACGAAACTCCTGTTCACGGTATCCACAGATCTTCCGTCGCCCCTGGTGGCAGGCACCACGTACTACGTAAGCAGGCAGAGCACTACAACCATGAAGCTCTTGGATGCCCCGGGCGGTACGATCATCGACATTACGGACGCCGGTACGGGTACACATCATGTTTATCCGGTTCAGGTTGCCTTGGTTCCGACAGGTCTCAAGGTAACAGTTCCCACTTCAATTCAGATCACATGGACCGGAGCGGGAGCGGCACCGAGCGCAGGAGCCGGTCGTCTCATCGTCAAATACAACGAGGAGAACCGGGAAGACTACACCCAGCGGTAATATTGACCCCCGGGTTCGCCCGGGGGATGACTTTTATCTGGAGGATATTGATATGGGTATAGAAATCGTACAGGTTTGTGCACAACCGTTCGACAAAAAGACACAGAAGTTTAAGAGCTTGACCGGGGAAACCGTTCGTCTCGCATTTACAACCGGACACGTCTTCATGGTTGGCGATGATTTCGTCGATATTCCCGCCGGTCCGAACGGCGACTTCTGGAAAAAGGCATTTTCCGCAGGTTGCATCTCCGAGGAGGCGCTTACCAGGGCTCTCGATCGCCAGAAGTCCGGCAAACCGAGTGCGATGTTGGGCGACAATACCGAGAAACCCGACCTGTCCAATCTGACGGCAGATCAGCGCAGGGTTATTGCCAAGGAAAAGATCGCATTGATGTACGCGACCAAGGATCTTGCGCACTTCACGGCCTCTGATATCCCGAAGGCGGACAAACTGTCCGAACTGTGCGGGTTCACGGTATCGGCCTTCGAGCGCGACGATTGGACGATGGAATACATGGCGGAAGACGAAGCCCGCCAGAAACTCGCAGAGAGCGGCGGCGCATCCGCCGAGTAGTAACCCGGGGGGATGAATGGCGACGGTCGGTGAACTGGCAACCAGGATGCGCGAGGAATTCCTTGACGATGTAATCAAGGAAGATGAGTCAGACAATAAGTGGCGAACGTCGGCCATTGTATCCGCGATCAGCGCGACGCAAGATGAACTGTGTCGGCGCTTCATCAAGGATATCAAGGATGCCTCGTCCTCATTATGTCGTATCCGCATCGCGCCGATCACGTCCGGTTCTTTGGCACTCACCTTCTCGCAGGCAACCAAGAAGATTTCTAGGATTACCGGCAGTTTCATAACGGACGGGTTTGTTATCGGACTCCTGCCGACAGTCAATTCAACCCTGAATGCGGGACCGTTCAATATCGCAAGTGTGACCGCGCTCGAGATCGAGGTCGAAGAAGACCTTCTTGATGAGACCATTACTGCCATAGTGAGCGCGTACCCGCAATCTTATCCGCTCGACAATCGCATCATTAAGATCAACGAGATTTCCTATCCCGGATCACGTCAACCATTGATTCAAAAAGACCTGTCCTGGTTTAATCAGCATGACGCGAACTGGTTGGGGCGGATAGGCACTCCGACACACTTCACCACGGATTACGAGACCGACCGCATTACGTTCAACCGTGTTCCGGATGCCACGGGTATCGCAAAGATGCAGGTCTCGCGTCTTCCGTTGAAACGACTGTCGGCAACAGCGGCCGGGCTTCAGGAGTCTCCGGAACTTGTGAACATCGACGATACACTCATTCACGGCGCCCTAAAGTGGCTTTATATGCTTGACGATGACCATGTGAAAGAGGAGTCCACGGCGACGCACTGGTCCAGCGTATTTGAATCGGATATCCGGCTTCTTCAGCTCGGCAAGGCAAATCTCAATCCTCAGAAGTGGGTAACTCGGGGGAACCCGTGAGCACGTCGGTACCGTTCAAAACTTTCCGCGGTTTCAAGGGTATCAACAACGTCGAGGATTCGCTCAGGCTGGCGGATACCGACCTTGCAGAAGCGGTCAATGTTGATATCGACGACACCGGCATGGTCACGACGAAAAAGGGCAAGACCCTGATTCTGGCCGGAGACTACCGATGGATATGGTCGAATGGGATTATCTGCCTTGGTATCCGGGGAGATGATCTTGTATCGATCGCACCCGGATTCACGTCATACACGACCTTGATGACCGGAGTTGGTAAGTTCCGCATGGAGTATACCCAGGCAAAGAATCGGGTGTACTTCACGAACTCCGTGATTATCGGCTACGTAGAGAACGCACAGGCTCATTTGCTTCCCGCGCCGACTGAGGCGTTCATGGTTCCTATGCCCCCCGGTGATTTCATCCGGTACGCTTTCGGGCGTTTGTGGGTAGCTTTGGGCCCGCGGTTGTACCCCTCAGATCCGCTTTCACTCAATGAGATGGATGCGCGACTTGCTCCCAAGCAGTTCGGCGGATCCATTTCCATGCTCGAATTTGTCAAAAACGGCATGTACGCAGCGACCGACGATGCAACGTACTTCATATCAGGAACGAACCCGGATGAGATGATCGAGGATGCCCGTAAGCTCCTGGCTCCCTACGGGGCGATTCCACGCCTTTCCTCGCAAGTGGCCGGTGAATTCATCGTCGAGGGTAAGAATATCAAGGGTACGGTGGTTTTTTGGGGATCTGACCATGGTATCTGTATGGGTACGGACGACGGGGAATTCATAAATTTGACAGCTCAACAGTACGAAATATCAGGGGGAGTCAGTGCAGGAGCCTCCCTGTTTCGGATAAATCACAAGGGTGCAGCCCAGGTAATCATGACGACCACTTAACAGGAGGTTTCACAATGTCACTCATACAAAGTACAGGTCACGCAAAATATGTTCACGGCACGGGTTCAATCAAGGAATGTTATACCGGAGGCGCGATCGACGTATATGGCGGCCCTGTGCCGACCACGGCCGACGCCGCAACGACCGGGGCGACAAAGCTCTATACCATTACAAATGACGCGAAGACGGCAGCGGCAAAGCAGAAAATCACCTTTACCCCGACGCCGGGCAGCGCAAATGCGGCCGACTGGAATATCATTCTGAACGGTATTTCCTTCTCTTTCACGGATGGCGGTTCTCCCTCGGCTACGGAGATCTGCAACGGACTTCGAGTGATTATTACGGCCGGCATGGGAGGGACGATCACCACTTCCGGGGGAATTATCGGTATCCCGAAAGTGGCGAGTGCGTTTACCTTGACCGGGACCGATACCCTCATCATCGAATCGGCCACGGCCGGCGTACCCTTCACCTATTCGGCCTCGGTCACGGGTGCCGGCGCAGGTTCAGGTTCATGGTCTACCGCCGAGACGGTTGCCGATGCTTTCGGTCTCCAGTTCGAGGATGCCGGCGATATTGCGTCCGGAAAACTGACCAAGTTGGCGTCTCAGAAATGGGCAGGCGATGCAGTCGCAGATGGAAACCCGAGTTTCTTCCGTCTCCGGCGGTCTGGTGCCGACAGCAGTACCCTGAGTACCAGCTCCGAACGACTTCAGGGTACGGTATCAACGGTCCCGGGCGCTGACATGCTGATTCGTCATGCCACGGTCTATACGGATGAGCGTCAGGACTGCACCGCTGCATCGTTCAATATTCCCCTGACGTGATAGAGCCCAGGATCAAGATAGAGGGAGACAGCGAAAAGGCTACCCCCTGGATATCTTGGGCAAGAAAACGGCTTGCCTTGTTGAAGAGGTCCATAGGTCCGCGGAAACAGATACGCGAAACCAAGAACATGCCAGATGCGGATGTGTTCATTTCATCAGTCTGCGGACATGATACGATCAGGATCATAGGAAAAGGGGGGGGAGAACTTATCGTCTGCCGCCTCGGAACCCTGACGAATGGAGTTGAGGCATACACAAAGAAGTATTTCGATATTCAGGGGAAGGAACTCACCTTGACCGATGTTCAGGCAAAGGGATGGGAACTGAAAGATGATGGCAAGTACGGTCTTATCTGGGATGGGTTCACCCATGAAGATCCGAACGACTACGCCTATTATGTCTCCGGCGACGGACTCCTTGTTCCTGAATCGAACCACGTTCCTGAATCGAATCACGGGATTGACGCTAAAACGGGTGCTGCGCTGACTCGTCGGTTCATCACTTCTCAGACGAACGAAGCGGAGGCGTGGGATTTAGCGCTTGTCGATCTGTCCGGACACAAACAACTCATTCTTGCAACATCGCTCATTACCCATCCCTACTTCATGGATTGTCAACCGGGCCTTATGCGGTATACGAAAGACGGAGTGGTATCCATGAAGCCTCAATTCAAACAAGTTGACGGAGTCCTGATGCTCGATCAGGTGAACTCTGATAATTTCGGAGACCATATTGGTAAGATCAACAAAATGGTTTTTACCCCACTTGATACGACTCTCCCTCAAACGCTGACCGACATATCAGGCGATGCTACGATCATGGCGGTGGTTCAGCATTATGCAGACAAGCGTAGCTCTCAGGAGATTGTTCGCGGGAACACCTTTACATGGGGGGGCGGTTCGGATGGGGAAGCGCCCGGGCCTTTGGTGGGGATTGAACCTTCGATAGAAGAGTTTTATGGTGCGGGAACTTCGGAATCTGAATATAGACGTGGTAATAGAGGCGTAAACAATTACGTCTGGATGATCGACGGGCATAGGATTTCCGGAAGAACTACCGCTCTCTCTGGAACGTATGAGGGAATGGTCACAGACACGGGTGAACGCACGATCTCAAATGACTGCATGCGGATTGCAGGGATCAAGGAAGATGGTACGCTCACCGGCGTACGGATGCAGAAGAACACGCCGTTTCAGAGCCACCGAACATCGGTAGTTGTAGCCGGGAAGGAAGTCGCTGACTCGGGCTGGCAGAATGTCATCACACTGTATGCGGATGATTACAACGCTGATCCGAAGGTTTGGGGAGATGAAGGGGGAGTTCCTATTCTCATCAGGAGAACGGCTTTCCGGATTGTCCACGTGCATCATGGGTCAGAGTTCGACTCGGCGGTATTTCAGAAAACTATTTACGCCTATCACAACAATAAGCAGTTGAACGATACTTACGTCAGAGATTATGGTAGTCCGGTGGGCTATCACAGCCACATGCGGAAGACGGAAGTGCGCTCGAAGACGACCTATCATATCGCCGTGAATGGTGTGGTATCGGACCTTCCGGCGACATTCAACGCCCGGGAGTATCAGCTTACGGTACAGCCTGATCTTGTGGGCGGCGCGTCGCATACGGTAAATACATTCGCGGACCGTCCATGGTCGGACATCGGCTATGATGAAAATGGGAACGTCCTGGTCGAGACGAATCAGCAAATCTCGCGCATTTTCACGACTGAGGACTCGGGGAACCTTCTCGTCTCCTTCGATGTGTACCCGGTTAAATGGCGACATGTCAAGGAAACTCTTTCCGGCACGGCTCTCTATCCGGCGTTCGATGAAGGCATAACGGCATATCCTCCCTTCACGGATGCGGAGTATGTGACTCCGATCGACCGCAAGTGGTGGCTGTTCGACATGGATGGGAAAATGACCAAGGAAATTCCCGCGCCAAAACTGGAAAGCGGCGCAATTGTGAACCGCGTGAACGGGCTATCGTTCATGCAGGCGAGGGCATAATGTCAGAACCGGGATACGGAAGAAACGATCGGGGATTTCTCCCGAGTTGGATACCCGTTTATGGTGATACCTCGATCTTCTACGGGTTAACCGGAAGTACCCCCGCGCCTCCTCCGGCACGTTCATCGGGTGGCGTTCAGACCCTCGGCTCAACGATAGGTTCAAACGGATCTGGCGGTCTATCCGTCAACACGGTTGTTCAAGCCAATGCCCGGGCGGATTTCCATTACAACGTACTTTCGGGGAATACCGTAGCTTTTCACAACAACAGCCTGAATGGTCCCTTCTGGTTCTGCTATTGGGATTTCATGGACGGTCAGACCTCGACCGATATGAATCCGACGCATCAGTTCGCATCTCCAGGGACTTATGCGGTTTCGCTTTCGATGAAGAACAGCAACGGAAGGATGAGCACGAAAGTCGTCTCTGTGACGATTGCATCGCAGCCGGTAAGTGCGGGGATTTCGGTTACTCAAAGCGCGTTCACCGTGGCGTTCGCGCCGGACTGTAATTTCATCGTAGGGTCTGCGTTCTGGCATTTCGGAGATGGGGAAACGTCGTCAGATATATTCCCGACTCACCGCTATGCGGCGAACGGGACGTATACCGTCATCGGAAGTTTCAATGGCAATGTCGTGGCAACGGTTGACGTGACGATCAATGCCGATGTGGTTCTGTACTGGACGGACAATTCTTCCGATGAAACAGGATTCAACGTCTATCGGTCAAATGTGAGTTCGGAAGGTCCATGGGATTTACAGACAACGGTAGGGGCGGATGTCACAACGGCAGGAGTGAGTCTTGCTGAAGGTGCAGGGAATTGGTTCCTGGTTCGGGCGAATGATGATGGTGGCGAATCGGAAAGTAGCAACGTGATATTTGTACCGGGTGGGGCATAGCATGGCACTTATTGAACATTACCAAAGTACTCTGATAGCCGACGATTACTACACTTTTGTCCTGCCTCCTGAATCAGATATTCAGGTGGGCGATGTTGTTGTTGTGGGATGGACCGGGGTAGCCACGGAAGGTCCGGGCTTTGCTCCAGAGGTGACTTCTGATTGGCAAATGCTTGAGAGATATGGACAGTGGGACGGCATTTACTGCGGAGTATGGTACATACAAATTACTCCGGAAAATATCGGTTCAGTAACATATTACTTCACAGGCGGATGGTCGATGAACGCAATTATGCTGGTTTTTCGTGGCGTTCGCTTACCGCCGCAATATCTGTCTCATAGTCTGTCAAACAATGCAACAGATACAACTATAGTTGGATACATTGAAAACAAGAACCCTGGCGACACCGTTGTAGATTTTGTTATTGGACAAGAACCTAATAGTGGCGCTGCCAGTCTCGATATCGAAACAGGACCGGGAAATGAATACGTCACATTAACGGAAATAGACAAAAAAATTCAAGAACCCGATCAAAATTCTCACATGCCGCAAGTCATTGGAGCGTATTATAGCGACGAGCCACTCGGGTTATTCTTCATAAATACAAACGCTACTTTGTCCAGAACGGGACAAGATGCAGCATCAAATTCAATTACGTTTACGCTGTTTCCAGCGGAACCGCCCTCACCCCCAGCCGCCCCCACAGACCTGCGATATGAAATTGCTGAAACGACAGATCTCCCCGTCGCACGTTTCACCAACGCCCCCGAGAGCGCGGTACTGAACGATGCTGTTCCTACGGCGGACATTGTATTCTCGAACAGTTCCCTTCATGCGACCTCGTATGAATGGGATGGCGCAAACGGCCAAACTTCAACCGACACGAATCCGACCTTCACCTACACAGAACCCGGGTTCTACGTCGTGCGCCTGACCGCGACCAACGATCTCGGCTCAAGCGTTTACGAAAGGCCAGTCATTATTGAACGTGCCGGGGTGACGATAACGCCTCCCGATGGCCTCTGGACGCTCACGATAGCCGGAGACTATTTCTATATCTGCGATACAGACCACGACCAGGTAATAATGCTTCATCGCAATGACGGTACGCAGTACAAGACATTCGGAGCACACGGCCGCACAAACAGCTTTTTCGACAAGCCCACGACGCTCACGGTTTGCCGACCGAGAATAGGGTAAGGGGGAACCATGCCAGTAACCACGACATCGAATCACTATAAATACCAACTCCAAAACGGGGAAATTAACCTTTCCAGCGACACGTTGAAAAGAGTCTTGATGCGGAGCGGGTTTGTATTCAATCAGAAAGATCATGCAACGCTCAAGAATATTTCCACGAATACGGGTGCGATCAACCTGACATTCATTGCGGCAACGAGCAAGATTACTCGGTCATCTGGAAGTTTCATCACTGATGGGTTCGTAGTAGGAAACCTATGCACCACAGATTCATCGAACAACCACGGACCCTTTACTATTACCTACGTCTCTGCGCTTGAGATTGTGGTTGCGGAAGCATTGGTAGATGAAGGTCCGACTTCCTATACTCTTACCTCAGATGACAGCCTGTTCGCCGGTGAGTCTCTTCCGCACTTCGGATATAACGTAGAGACATTGGCCGCGCCCACGATTACGGAAGATGATACGCTGAATGTATCTGACGCGGTTTTCGCTACGATCACCAGCACGGCGGCGGCGGGAGATATCGGACCTTCTGCCGGAGCAATCATCTACGATGACACGACCGCTGATAATACGATTGTCTGTTACATCGACTTCCTGATCGACCAGACATCGGTTGACGGCGAGGATTTCAGCATGTTTGAGTTCACACTGAGAGAGGCATAAATGGCCGTAGCGATTCATCTTTCAGGAGTACCCGCGACGAACTGGAGTGAAGGCGGCGCAACGCTCACGCCATACGTCTACGTTGTTGACTCGGGGAATAACCGGGTTCAAGCGTTCGACTATGACGGGATGTTCGTATTCTCGTTCGGCTCGGCAGGCTCGGGAAATGGACAATTCAACAATCCTTACGGGATCACCGATGACGGCGACCGGCTTTATGTGACCGACCGGGGAAATAACCGGATTCAGATATTCGATATGTGGGGCAACTACATATCGCAGTTCGGGACTCCCGGTACCGGCCTCGGCCAGTTCAATTCCCCGATGGGCATAGCGGTTGACGACCGCTGGATCTGGATTGTTGACTCGGGGAATAATCGCTTTCAGGTCACGGACAAGGAAACGCTCACGACGTTCTTTGAGTTGGGTTCTTTCGGGTCCGGCACGGATCAGTTCAATGCGCCTACGGATTGTTCGGTTGATTCATTTTTCTTTTACATCACGGATTTAGGCAACGGTCGGGTGGTGGAGTACCCGAAGAACCTTTCTTCTGGAGTAGAGATTTACGCATCGTTCAAGCCGATGACCTCGGATATTTACGTCACAAGCAGCAGTTCGTCTATCGATGCTTCATTAAAACCGATGACGGCGGAACTTGAAATAAAGCACTCAGTCATTGTCACGATCAACGCGGATCTTCCGAACATGGAATCGGAGATTACGACGGTTTCCAGTTCATCGGTATCCATCAACGCCTCGTTCAAGCCGATGACGAT